ATGCACATCCATTCCGACGAATCCGACGAGGTAGACGCTGAACGTCGATACAATCGCGTCCTCTCGGCGATCTACCAGCAGACCAGTCCGATGCAGCGGCCGGGCGTCACACTCGAAACGGTCTGCCTCACGCTCGTGGCGCACGGGTCGTTCGAACGCACAGGGGTCAAAGCGTCACTTCAGGCAGCCCTCGACAACGACGACGCGATCGCGTACAAGGACGAAGACGGGCAGCTGCGATTCGCACTGCTCACCGACGATAGCGTCGACCGACTCGTAGCTGAGTATCCTGAGGTCGCCGACCACGACACTATCCGAGAGTACCGGGAGGATCCATGACGCACGTCTGGGGCGTCGCCGACGAGACGATCCTCGAGGCCGTCCACGAAGCCCTCGATAATGACGATTGCCTCGCCTTTGGCGGGGGAGTCCGTCCCAAACACGTCGCGATGCACTGCGAACTCCAGCCCGGTTCGCTGCGGGACCGGCTGCTGACGCTCAGCACTGATGGGCATCTAATCCGGGTCTGGGGTGTCGATGCCGATCAACCGGGCTACCCCGCACGGCGCGGCTATCTGCCAGCAGGGCATCCTGCCGCAACTGCCCCGTATTCGCTTCCGGTCGACCAGTGACCTCAGACCGTGGGGTCGGCATGGTGACGCGCTGCTGGGGGTGTCCTCTGGCAGGGTTGCGTACGCCCCACGGGAGGATATCACTGGCCGTTTCACGACAACAGAGTTGCGTTTATACTGCATAATTACAGATATACTGATAGCGAATCGTACCGGTCTCGGGGTGACACATTGGATGACCTCCGACGCCGACCCAAGTAGTCCTGCGACTCTTCTAATTCATGTCCCAATCAATTGACACAGCGACAGCCACGGCAGCACCACTCCCACGGAACCCAGCCCGGTCTGGGGCACACGCACTGCGCTGGTTTGAAACGATGATCTGGCACGATCACGCCGTCTGCAGCGAGTGCTTCGCTCGCCTCAAGCGGTCGGATATCGCCGAACGCGATCACTGGGGCAACCAAGATACGATGTCGTGGCGGACTGAGTCGGCCGTTCTCGGGGAAGACCACATCGAGCCGCCGGCGTCGGTCGCCAACTGCGCCCCCATGCCCGAGAGCAAGACGACCTGCGCCGAGTGTGGCTCTGTCCGGGGCCTGCGTCAGTCTGATACACTGTCGAAGGATGCGGCCATTGATCGTGTTCCCGCGCTCGCCGCTCGTCTGCAAGAGGCTGGCTATCACGTCCAAACCGATCACATTTACCGGGCAGTCGCGCACCTGAAGAGCCAACGGGGACAGTACGCCGAGAACGACAAGCGGATCTTCGCCGTCGCCGCAGCGCTGGGAGTCCAGCGATGAGTGTTCTGCCATCGACGCCGGACCGCGTCGCTGTCGAGACGCTGCAAGGCGACATTCGTTCTGGGCCCGTCGTTGACGAGCTCGTCGAGGCCGACGTTCACGACATCCAGCGTGTGTTCCGCGTCAACCTCGGTGGGACGATCATCCGTGTCCCAGAGGACGACGCCGGCATCCCCGATGACGCGGTGACTGCCACGCGGCAGTAGACGAGGGGATGCATCGTTCGTCAACCGGCCGGCATCCAGCTCGGGTGTCACAGCCGGCCGCCCTGCCCGGTACTGGTGCGCTCGTCCCACATACCCACTCCACGAGCGCGGGGTTCGACTCCCTAACCGGGCCTACGATGAGTCGCAGTTGCACAGGAGGCGCGTGATGGTCTCACTTTCATTCCTCGTCGAGAACGCCTCAACGGCAGTTCTGGTGATCCTGTATCTTTTTTACGAGATTCACCACGGCCGGCTCGAGCGCGTTGCCGACAAGGTCGATGAGGTCATCATCGCCGTCATCGCTCTTGCCCAAGAGAACGACGACATCGACGAGGACGAGGTTGCGGACCGACTGAATGGCTCGTCGCCGGACGATCTCCGACTTGAGGACGACTCATGAACGACATCCAACTGCTCTTACTCGGCGTGGCACTCGGCGCGATTCCCAGTTCGGAACTCGGCCGTATCGCTGTTGCCACGCTCGCGAAGAGACTCGGGCTGAAACCACGCGAGATTCGGCGATTCAACGCAGCGACTGAAGACGGTGCTGGCGGCGAGACGCCAGAGAGTGATAAGCAATGAGTCGCACCAACATTCCGGTCTCCGACGCTGTCTACGACCGGCTTGCCGACCACAAGGCTGAGGGCGAGACGTGGGACGACGTCCTCGAGCAGGCCGCCGACGCGCTGGACGAGGAACCGGGCAGCGAGCAAACTGCGTGCATCACCCCAGAACAGGTTGCTGAGATTGCTCGCGAAACGGCGGCTGAAGTCGAGAATCGCATGACACGACGGTGAGGGCAACTTGCACGCATGACCTACGTCTACGACTGCGACGGCTGGTGTGACGACGATATCCACGACGAACGACCAGCGTTGACCGGTGAGTTCAACGAGGAGTTCTACAAGAGTACTGCCATCGGCGGCCGACTCTCTGAGCAGGGCTATGATCTCGGCGATCTGGTCACACTCTGTGGGCCCTGCGTCGAGCGCCTGTTGATCGAAGCCGACGTCTGACCATGCCCGACGACAACCCTCGTGACCGACACCGCGACCGCGTCTGGAGCGAGCGGGCTGGCGACCAGTGCCCTCGCTGCGGCGCGTCGTTCGATCAGGCTGGCGGCGCCGACGTCCATCATCGTGATGGTAACGAGCGCAACGGCGAGCCGGAAAACCTCCGGAAGCGGTGTCCGACGTGCCACTTCGCCGGCGAGCACGACCGGCCGGACGACGCGCCCAACTCACAGCAGCCGCCGGGCCCGTCGCGGTCGAGTCCCAGCAGCCCGCGGACATCTCCCCGCTGACTCACTACTGACACCCAACAACTCTTCGAGCCACCAATGACTGATGACGACTACGAGATCTCCGAGGAACCGCCTCGCGATGAGCAGGGCCATCCGATCCATCCTGAGCGAGGCCACCGGATCTGCGGGGCCACGAAGTCGGACAAGACGACACCGACTGACCACGGCCGCGAACGCGACGACGTCGACTACTGTCTCCTCGCTGCGGGCTGGGGCGAGAATCGCGATGTCGGCCCCTGCAGCAAGCACCCCGTCACTGGCGAGCAGTGGGGCGAGTCCAACCCGAACTACGACACTGGCAGCTACTCGGAGTTCCAGCGCCTCCAGCGCGAGTCGCTGACCGAGCGCGAGCAGGAGATGCTCGACGCGCTCGACTTGGATGAGCATGCCGACGATTTCGCGAAGGACGTCGTCAAGGAGGCTTACCTGAAGTACCACCGCACTGGTGACGATCGCTTCCTCCGTGAGGCTCGTCAGTGGGCCAAGGAGTTCGGCGTGATCGCGTCGCCGGCGGACGAGATCGAGGTCCAGGCCGACGTCAACCAGACGACCGAGCACCAGCTGGGCGACGACGAACGCGAGCTCGCACTCGAGACGATTCGCGAACTCCAGGAGCGTGATGCCGGTGAGTAGTCCTGTCGATGCCGGCGCTATCGCCGACGTCGCGACCGGCCAGGCACTCGACGCGAAACGCCAGACGCTCAACCCGTTCGAGGGCCCGGCAACGTGGGTTGACTTCGCGAACGAGCTGACGCGGAACTACATGGCCGGCGAGATGGACGACGACCCGTACCATCTCCTCGACGAGCACCACGGCCACTGGCTCGAGAAGTTCGACGCCGGCGACCGCGTCCTGCTGTGCCATCGCGACGGGCTCAAGACAACCATCACGCTGGCGTACCTCATCGCCTGTCTCGAGTACAAGCCTGGCTTCCGGGCGATCTGGGCGATGAACAACGAGACATCGGTGACGAAGAAGGCCGACACGGAGTTCTGGAAGATGGTCAACCGGAACCCGTGGCTGACCAGCCTGAACGCGCCGCCGAAGAAGGACAACATCCAGACGAAGATCTTCGAGAACGGATCGACGCTGACTGCTGGGTGGCTGTTCGGCGGGATCGAGGGCGACCGCGCGCACCTCCTGGTACTCGACGACATCATCAAGGAGAAGGGTGACGGCTCGACCGACGACGTCCTCGACTGGGTCGAAGCTGTCAGCGTCCCGATGGTGAAGGACAACGGCCGCACGGTCGTGATCGGGACGCGGAAGCAGACCGACGACATCTACCAGAACTTCCGCCTTCGCGATGGCTACGACGTCGATGAGTTCCCGGCGATCCTGGACTACTGGGATCAGCAGTTCAGCGCTGATGACGACTGGCAGGCCCGGCGGCCCGACGACGACCTTTACACCGAGGTCGAGGACCCGTGGAACGAGGGCGAGACGCTTCAGGTGCTCTGGCCAGAGGCGCGGGGGCCCGAGTGGCTGGCCGATAAGCGCTCGAAGATGGCCGACCACCGCTTCTGGCGGGAGTACTCGCTCGTCATCATGGGCTCGTCGGGCGACCTCATCGACGCAAAGGACGTCCGGCTCCCCGCCGAGGACGGTGGCTGCTCGATCACCGACCGCGACCCGCCGCCGAAGTACCGCGCCGGGCCTGGCGAGGTCGTCATCCTGAGCCACGACCCCGCGAACTCTCCGACCGGCGACGACGCCGCGTTCACGGTGTGGCTCCTCCAGCGCGATGGTCGACGTCGCCTCCTGGACTGCCACGCCGAGGCGGGGATGAGCCCGAGCGACGTCAAGACCACGCTCGTCGAGTACGACCGACGCTACGATCCGGCGATCGTGGTCGTTGAGAACAACGGGATGCAGAGCTACGTCGCCGAGGACGCCATCGAGTTCGACGCCCAGCTGGGTGCGAAAGTGACCGGCATCCCGACGACCGGCGCGAAACACTCCTGGGACAACGGTATCCCGCGGCTACGGATCCTCGTCGAGAACGGTCGCATCCTGTTCCACCGAGGCCACCGGCCGACCGAGGACTTCATCACCGCGATGCAGAGCCTCGAGCGCCGGGACGGCAAGCTGCACGGCCACACGCCGGACTACATTGCAGCCTGGTATATGGCGGAAAAGGGCCTCCGGAAGCTCGAGGATATGGGCATCACCGAGATCGACGACATGCCCGATGCCGACGAGGATGAGGAGGACGACGAAAGCACGGATAGCGGCCTCTACGGAGCCTGATCGACATGGTCACACGAAAGGACGACACCGAGGATGACGAGGAATCGCGTGATAAGTACGGCATCGTCGGCGGGAAAGACGCCGTCGACGACATCCGGAGCACTCTCGAAGAGGACGAGGACGACGATGAGTGACGTCGACTACGAGGAGGCGTGGAGCGAGTACGAGACTGCACTCGAGTCGCTGGCCGACGAGATCGAGGCCGACACGCCGTCAGCCGGCAACGGGTCGCTCAACGGCCGGGACTGGTGTGAGGAGAACGATGTCCCCGAGGTGATGTTCGCCCACGCCGTCGAGCAGGAGTTCGAGCGGTTCGACTACGGCGTCTCGCCGATGCACCCCTGGAGGACGACGATGAGTGAGACTGACCCGCCGAAGATCTGGATCGACCACTACGACCTCAACCTCGGCGTCCGCGGCGGGTCGCAGGACACCCTCGAAGAGGTCAAAAAGGTCTTTGACGAGGAACTGGAGAAGGCGGCCGAGCGTGACCCGAAGCTCGATGAAGAAGACCTGACAGAATCGAGGGACTTCCAATGAGTAGCGACACTGACTCCGGTGTCTACTCCGAGATCACGAAGTCGGTCGCGGAGAAGTCAGCCGAGACCCAGCAGCTCCAGGAGGAACACGTCGGCCAGACCCGCGGCGGTGCTCGCCGGCCACCGTTCAACCCGGTGAAGATGGCGGAGCTCCTCGAGCACAACGAGACGCACGCAAAGTGCGTTCACGCGAAGGCTCGATACGTCGCCGGCTTCGGTATCAACATCGTTCCACACCCAGAGGCTGAGGATCCAGACCCGGACGGTGAGCAGTACGAGCGGGTTCACGACTTCTGGTTCGGTGACGACTCCAACTGGCAGGTCGGGCCGATGGAGAGCGAGCGGGCGACCGCGACCGACGTCCTCCAAACGGCCTGGACAGACTACGAGGCGATCGGCTGGCTCGCGATCGAGATCCTCACCCAGACCGACGGCACGCCCATCGGCCTGGCGTACGTTCCCGCCCACACCGTTTGGAAGCGAAAGGAGGATCGTGGGTTCGTCCAGTTGCTCAATGACAAGACGCAGTACTTCGGTGTCGCTGGTGACCGCTACCGAACTGACGAGAACGACAGCCCCGACCCCATCTTCGTCGACGGCAACTCGGGGAACACGGGTTCGTCCGTATCGTCTCCCGCCAACGAGATCATCTGGAAGCGGAACCACTCCCCGCTCTACCCCCACTACGGAGCGCCCGACGTCGTCCCTGCTGTCCGTGCGATCCGCGGTGACGAGGCAGCCAAGGACTACAACATCGACTTTTTCGAGCACGACGGCGTCCCGCGCCTGGCGATCATCGTCAAGGGGGCGGAACTCACCGAGAAGGGCCGCGAGGAGATGCGGACCCTCATCGAGGATAACAACGAGAACAGTCACCGGACGGCGTTCATCGAGACGGAGAAGATCGTTCAAGGCGACGACTACCTGAACCTCGCCGACGGGGCCGACGCAGATGACGTCGAGATCCGGATCGAGCCGTTGACCGTCGGGATGGATGAGGAGGCCTCGTTCCTCGAGTTCCGCGACCGGAACGAGCACGACATCCTCAAGGTTCACGACGTCCCGCCGGTGGTCGCCGGCGTCGTTGAGTCCGGCGCGTTCTCCACCGACTCGGAGGAACAGCGGAAGGAGTTCGCCGAGGAGACGATCAAACCCAAGCAGCACGACTTCGCGGATCTCCTCTACGAACTCGTCCACAAGCAGGGCCTCGACGCGCCCGACTGGACCATCCGGTTCGAGCTGGCGAAGCCCGACACCAAGCTCCAGGATCTCGAGATCGCCAAGCAACGGATCCAGGCGGCGCAGGGCCTCATCACCGTGAACGAACTCCGCGAGGAACTCGGGTTCGAGCCGTTCCCGGACGACCACGTCTACGGTGGCCAGACGCTTGTCGTCGAGGTGACTGGAGGCGCTGGCGCAGGCGGTGGGATGGGCGGCATCAGCCAGCAGATCGAGGACCTCGTCGAGCAGCGAACGGACGAACTTCTCGACGAGTACCAGACCGATATCGACGCCGGGCAGCGGATCGAAACCGGTGCTCAGGCCGACAACTGACCGATGGTTGACGCGACTCATTCGGCATCCGGCTCGGGGCTGGCCGAGCGCCGGCGGCACGTCCGCCACCTCGATAAGCAGGACTTCTCTCCTGAACAGGAGGAGGCGTTCAACCAGTTCCTCGACGACTACGTCGACGCCCTGACGCCCATCGAGGAGGACCTCGACGAGTGGCTGCGGAACGCGAGCGAAGAGGATCTTGAGTCGCTGGAGTCCATCCAAAACGACCTGCGGCAACTCATCGAGGAGGGCGGCTACGTCGACGACTTCGAAGAGGTGTTCCAGGAGGGCGGCGAGCGAGCGACACAAGCCGGCCGCCGGCTCGCCAGTCGGCGGTACAACCTCGGTCTCGATCCGTTTGACGTCGTCCCCGACCGGGCACTGGAGGTCATCGACGACTGGGTAGACGAGGCCGCGGGAAGCACGCTGGAGACGATCGACGAGAACGCCTCAAGGTGGCTCCGGGGGGCTCACGAAGACGGCCTCTCCATCCCAGAGATCCAGGAGCATATCAACGACGAACTGTACGACTCCCGACTCGAGGGATATGTCGCCGAGCGCGCCGCACGGACGGGCACGAACTCGACGTCAAATCTGGGCGTCCACTCCAGCTTTCAGGAATCGGATATGGTCGTCGGTGAGGAGTGGATCGCGATCGGGGACCGACGAACGCGGGATGATCACAACCAGGCCAACGGCCAGATCGTCGCTGTCGCCACACCGTTCATCGTCGGCGGTGAGAAGCTCGACTACCCGGGCGATCCGTCGGGATCCCTGCAGCAGATCGTCAACTGCCGGTGTACGATGGTGCCGGTGTTCGAGGACGACCTCAGCGATGATGAGCTCGAGGCGATCGAGGGTGGCGGGCGGATCCGAAAGGCGTCCGTCGACGAGACAGTCAAGCTCGCTGCCGATGGAACTGTCGAGCCACTCGCTGCTGGATAGAAGATAACCAACCGATGACGCTCCCCGCGCCGAGGTCCAGAGCGGGCCGGAGGACACCTCAGAATCATGCCACGAACCCAAGACGCAACAATCGAGGAGGAACAGGACATATCAGCAGAGGGCGTCATCGCGGAGGCGGACCTCAAGGGCGACGTACTGGTGTCACTCAACATCGAAGGCACGGCTGCGGCGTCGTACGCGCTTGACGTGAGTGCGACGGGTGAGGATGGCGATTGGTTCGAAGGCGAGGAGACGTACGACCAGGCAAACCTCGACGACGCAACCGACATCCGAGACAGCTTCCGGTTCGGCCATCGCTACCTCCGCATCCGCGTTACCGGGACTGCTACGGCCGGTGAGACGGCCGACGTCACGATCTCGGAAGCGCGATAGCCCGGCCAACTACCGATGACCCCATGCCCCCGCCGGGGCCACTGGGCGAGATCCATACCGGCGTTCTCACAGGACACCAATGAGTACACAGGAGAAGCGTCACTTCACCAAGCACGTCGCCATCAAGGCGATCGACGAGGAGGAGCAGACCGCCACCGGGATCGTCTTGACGCCCTACGAGCTGGACCATCAACTCGACTTCGTCTACCCGGACGGAGTCGGGGCGATGTACAACCCTGATCCAGACGATGGCGTCCTCCACGCTCGGTTCCCCGACGATGCGGCGGAGCTCGAGTTCAACGAGGTCCTCGCCGAGGATCAGGAGATCGACGGCGTGCAGTTCGAAGCCGGCGACTGGGTCGTACGGCGCAAGTATCACGATGACGAACTGTGGTCGTTCGTCGGCGAGGTCCTTCACGGGTTCTCCATCGGTGGCGACGTCACCGAGGCCGACGAGTTCGACTCGATCGACGATCTCCCGGACGAGGTCGAGATCCCGGACAGCGTCGACCCGGACTCGGTTCCGGACAAGTACTGGCCGCCGGCGGGGATCCGTAACGGGGCCACGACGGAGATCTCCGACGTCGACATCCCGGCGGTGACGTCGGCGGTCTACGCCACAAAGTCGGCCGGCGGCTCCCTCGAGAAGAACCTCTACGAGAACGCCGATGATCGCGAGGACTTCGTCGAGACGATGTCGAATCGCGGTGCTCCCGAAGACACCGCGGGCGAACTCTGGGACTACCTGGAGCAGCTGGAGAAGACGGCTCCCGACGGCGCCGTCGCGAAGTTCTTCGCTGACGCCGAGAAGGCGGAGGAGATCATCGACCAAGAGAGTCAGCAACCAGACATGGAAGACAGCAACCCACCCGACGACGAGCCCGACGACGCCACGAAGTGGCGGCGGTTCAAGTCGTGGCTGAAAGGGTCGGACTCCGATGTCGCCGATGCCGATGACGGCGTAAGTCCCGCGGACGGGCAGTCCGAGGTCTCGGCGGGGACGTTCTCGAAGGCGATCGACGTCGCCCGGGACGTCTCGAAGGAGGGCCGCACCCTCAACGCCCAGAACCGCGAGGCGTTGATGGCAGCCCACGACGCGATCGAGGCGGCGCTCGAGTCGGAACTCGACTTCGAGGGGAACCGATTTACAGACGACGACAAGACGGACTTCGACATCGCTCAGTTCGGCGGCTCCAGCGAGGGCGGCGACGATGGCGATGGCACTGAGAAGTCTCGACCGACCGAGAAGCTCACCGAAGAGCAGGGCGAGCTCGTCCTCGGCGCACTCCAGCGATTCGTGGACAACCAGGGCGAAGCGCCCTTCTCCGACTTCCGGTCCTGGGTCTGGTCGACAGACATCCTCGACGACGATACGGCGTTCGCGGCCGACGAGGCCGCACACCAGTACCGCGAGTGGGTCCGCGAGCAGCGCGATCAGACTCCGGTCACCGAGGACTTCCTCGACTGGGTCCAGAGCGAGAGCGACACCGACACCGAGATCACCATGAGCAAGGATACCGACAACGACACGGAGAGCGAGGACGAGAAGAGCCTCGCCGAACAGAACGCAGAGGCGATCGACGAACTGACGGACACCGTCAAGGACCTCACCGACGAGATCTCCGACGGCGGAGAAGGCGACTCGGAGAAGTCCGCCGGCGGCGACGGCGGCGAAGAGGAGGGTGAGGCAGACGAGAAGTCCCAGGCTGAGAAGAACGCCGAAGCGATCAACGAACTCGCCCAGTCGGTCAAGAGCCTGGCGGAGGCATCTGGCCACAGCCAGCAGCTGGACTACGACGGCGAGACCGAGAAGGACGCCGACGGCGAGCCCGACGAGGGCGAAGTCAAGAAGGCGTTCCTCGGTCTGTAAGGCGAGTCAACTGCACACCCATTAGCAATCTGAGATTTCCATGGCATCCAGAACCATCGACAACGACCTGAGTAGCATCACTGAGAAGAACGCACTGACCGTCTCGGATCTCGATGCGGGCGGCACGCTTCCCGATCCGCTCTGGGACGAGTTCTGGACGGACCTGACCGAGGAGACGCCGCTCCTCGACGCCGTCCGGACGGAGACCGTCGGTGCGAAGAAGACGCGCATCCCGCGCCTGAACATCGGCGAGCGCCACCGCCGACCGCAGTCCGAAGGGCAGTGGAACCAGAACGAGGTCGACATCTCCACTGGCCACATCGAGATCAACACCGAGAAGGGGACCGTCGCGTGGGACCTCCCGACCGAGGTCGTGCGCGAAAACCCCGAGGGCGAGGCACTCGCGGACACGATCCTCAACCTGATGACCGACGCCTGGTCGGCCGACGTCGAGGACCTCGGCGCGAACGGCGACGAGTCGGTCGCAGACAACTTCGAGAGTCAGAACAACGGCTGGATCACCCTGGCGCAGGGCGAGGCCACGACCATCGATGCTGCTGGCAACATCCTCGACAACGACATGGTCGTCAGCACGATCGCGGGCCTCGACTCCAAGTACCGGTCGCGGATGAACCCGGCGCTCATCGTCTCCCAGGACCAGCTCCTCAGCTACCACTACACGCTGACGGATCGCGACACGCCTCTCGGGGACAACGTCCTGATGGGCGAGGCGGACGTCAACCCGTTCAACTTCCCCATCATCGGCAGTGGCCTCTGGCCCGATGGCTACGCGATGTTCACCGACCCGCAGAACCTCATCTACGCGCTGTACCGCGAGCTCGAGATCGACGTCCTCACCGAGTCCGACAAGGTGAGCGAGCGCGATCTCTACGCCCGGTACTTCATGCGCGGCGACGACGACTTCCAGATCGAGAACACCGACGCGGCCGTTCTCGTCGAGAACATGGGAGACCCGCTCGCGAACATCAACTTCACGGCCTAACGGTGATGGATGATGTCTGAACGCACCATCCGTCATCGAGAAGATGGCCCGCGGAGGTTCACCCGACTCGGCGTCGATATCGACACCGAGCCAGGCGATGAGGTCACCGTCGACGGCGACGTGGCCACGGACCTCGTCGAGGGCCAGGAGTACTTCGAGTACGTCGACGGGTCTGGTACCGCTGGCGACAGCGGGGCCGAGGACTCGAGCGATGACGGCTCGACCGAGTCGGAGTCGACATCCGACGGGGAGCCAGACGCTGACGACGGCGGCAGCAGCGGCAACGACGGGTACGAGTTCGCCGGCGAGGACGCGTGGTTCGACGACCACGACGACTACCAAGCGCGCATCGAGCGCGTGGAGTCTGGCGACGTTGACGACCACCTCGACACGATCGCCAACATCGAAACGAGCGATCAGGTGAAGGACGCGATCGGCGTCCGACGCGCCGAGATCGAGGGGTAAACTCCCATGCCGCTCCAGCCTGACGAGGTCACCTCCGAACTCCCGTTCGATGCCGACGCGTTCGGCATGACCGAGGCGGACTTCAACAGCGAGCTGGAGTCGTACATCGCGACAGCCGCAGAGCGCGTCGAAGACTGGCTCGCCGTCTCGCTCGAACCGAAGACGGCGACGGAAACGCTCTCCCGACCGTCGCATGTCGATGACCACGACCTGCCACTACCCAGACGGCCGGTCCAGCAGGTCGCCTCAGTGTCGATCGACACCGACCGAGTGAGTGGCGGCGACGTCGAGCCGGACGACTACTGGGTCGAGGAGACGCACCTGGAGCTGAAGCCCGACGCGAACCGCGACGCCTGGCCAACGGATCGGCGGTCGGTCACCGTCGAGTGGACGCACGGTCTCGAGGAGATCCCCGAGGGCGTGAAGAAGGCGATCATCCGGCTGGTTCGGGCTCGACTCCGGGCGATCACGGCGGACGGCATCTCGTCCGACACGATCATGGGGGACTCGATCTCCTACGAGCCGGAGGAGAAGGTCGTCCGTCGCGCCCGAGGCGACGCTACTGGCTACGAGGCGCCATCCTACTACGGGGGTGCAGCCTCGGTATGAGCTTCCCGTCCGCACCGGCGAAGGCTCGCCAGCGGCTCCAGATGCACGGCTCCGACATCACCATCCAACACTACAAGATCGAGGATGGTGGCTCCCGCGGCAGTCGACCGGTCGAGTCCGAACAGCAAACCGTCAAGGCGTACGTCCAGGACAAGTCGGCGTCGACGAACCTGCACGAGCTGCTCGGTCGCGAACTCTCGATCGACGTCCGGTTCCGCGTCCTCGAAGCGGCGATGCACGATGACCTCCGCGACGGTGGTCACGATGGCGCGTCACGAGTGACCTACCGCGAGCGGACGTACGTCGTCGAGCACGTCGAGGATGAGGGCGATGGAACGCTGACGCTTCACTGCTCAACCTGGGAATCAGACTAAGATGATCGACAACTACGACGACCGCAACCGCGAGAAGACGCTCGACGCGGTCAGCGACTTCTCCGCCGAGCAGCTCAAGGCGTTCATCGAGTTCGAGAAGGCGCACAAGAACCGGAAGACGGTGGTCGAGCCACTCGAAAGAGAGCTGATGACGGTGACGTCGGCCGGCCGCAACTACGTCGCTGGGCTCTGGTTCGACTCCGTCGACGAAGAGAAGATCGTGCGCGAGTCGCGCCGCATCGAGCAGGCGATCGACGCCGGCGATCTCGAGGTGGTCGGCTGATGGTCGAGGACAAAAACAACCTCCCCGAGGCGAAGGAGGCGCTCGATGAGGGGCTGGCCGACGGGATCGAGAAGCTCCACCGGCTCTGCCTGCGACGGTTGATCAGGAATATGAGCAACGGGAAAGACGCGCTCGGAAACTCCTGGGAGCCGTTGAAGGAGTCGACGATCCAGGCCAAAGGCTCGGATACACCACTGATCGACAGCTCTCGACTCCTCACGAACATCAACGTTGCGTCGGAGATGAACCGGAAGACCAAGACCTCGATCATCGGGACGAATCTGGACTACGCCAAGCATCACGAGTACGGTGCCCCAGAAGCCGGGATCCCCCGGCGACCGATCTTCGGTCCCGTAGCTCGCTTGGCGGGCAAGAAGGCACCCGAGGTACTCGGCGAAGAGATCGGGCTGAAACTCGACGAGGCGGAGGTCTGATCGGCGATGCTGACAACTGCCGAGGAGGATCGGCTTGAGGCCAGCTTCCCGCTCAAGGGACTCACTGTCGATTACGAGGGCGGGTCGTACACGTACGACCTCACACCATTCTGGAGTGGCGGTGACGATGCGGGCGATGATGCGACCGCCGACCCAGACTACCCGGCGCTCGTGTTCGGGTGGGATGCCCAGTCCGAGCCTGCTCCCGAACGCCAGCCCGTCGACAACGTCGCGTCGATCGACAATCCCACCGACGTTCCAGAGTACCGCGAGACAGAGACCGCCGAGGTCTACGACGAGCTGTCGGTGACCGTCGCAGTCGAGGCAGCTCACGACGCCAACGGCGTGCCGCCACAGGTTCGAGGCAGTCAACTTGCCCGGCACCTGTGGCGGTTCACCGAGCATGACCTCGACCTGAACAGCGTCGGTCCAGATGGCGAGCGTCCGATGCGCGTCGACGTCCAGAGCGGGCCGACGCCGAGTCGCGTCAAGCTGACATACCGCCTGGAGTGGGCACTCCGGCTTCACCACTCGGAGACCAAGGAGACCGTCTACGATACGGTTGAGAGCGTCGGCGTCGAGGCTGAACAGACACGAGACTAACACCCAACGAACGAACACACATGACGACAGTTTCACCGGTCGAAATCGACGTTTCGGCAGAGACCGCTGCACTTCCCCAGGAGACCTTCACCGATGTCGCGGTGATCGGGACGGCCGCGAATGCACCGCCCGATGCCGCCTTCGGCGAGGTCAACCGCTACGGAAGCGCAGCCGAGGTAGCAAACGACTACGGCGACGGATCAGATGTCCATGTCGCCTCCCAGGCCGTCGCCGAAAACGGCGCGGACTTCTGGTACGTCCTCGTCCTCGAGCAGACCGAGGTCGTCGACGAGAACGTCGACGATGGCAACACCGTCGCGAACACGCCGATCCACGGCAAGGTCGGCGTCTCCGCAGACGCGCGGGATGTCGTCTACACGGCTGACGATCCCGTCGCAGCGCCGGCGGAGGGTGAGGTCGCGGTCAACACCGCGACCGGCGAGATCTCCACCGGCGACGGAACCGCGGCCACGTTGACGTACTCCCACGTCGACTGGAGCGGGCTGGTAGAGCTCGAGTATCACGGCGTCAACCGCGCCCATCTCGCGGACACGCGAGCCGGCCGTGAAGACATCGGGGACTACGACGAGTTCGTCGCCTGGGCCGCATCTGCCCGCGTCGGCGTCCCGCTCCCGATCGAGGACCCGCGGCAGTACGAGAGCGACGAAGAGGCGATGGCCGTTGCTCACGACGTCGCCGGCTACGTCCCCGGCGGTCATGTCCTCGGGATCACCGCAAAGGCCAGCGGCGACGTCGGAGCCCACCAGCTGGGCAAGATGGCCGTGAACGATCCCTGGCGGGACTTCCACATGGACGGCGAGGGGTACCCCTTCGCGATCGACGGCATCAGGGGCAGCCTCATCGGGAACCCTGGCGTAAACGACACGTTCGTCGGCGGTGACGCCGACGGCAACGGGCCGACCAACGTGGTCGTCTCGATCGAGGGGACGAACACGCTCTGGCGAAGCGTCTCGACGGCTGGCGCTTCGAGCGATTATCAGTTCTTCGACGTGAAGATGACCGAGGACTTCGCGATCTCGGTCATCCAGAACGCGCTGATCAGCCGGCAGCTGAACCGGGATCAGATCCCGTTCACTGAGGATGGCCAGTCCATGATCGAGGACGCCATCATCGGTGGGCTCAACCAGTACGTCGGCGGACCTGACGATCCCTTCGCCGAGGCTGACATCACGGTCCCAGCGCCCGAGGATGTCCCCGAGGACGACCGGGCCAACCGCCAGTGGACCGGCATCCAGCTCGACTACCGACTGACCGGCAGCGCCCAGACGTTCGGCGTCCAGATGACGCTTAGCGTTTGAGCGTTCCAGCCCCATCCTGACAACTAACCAACCACGAGGTACACAAAAATGTCACAATACGACAAGAGCGAAGTCACGATTCTCGTCGACGGCGTGCGGGTCGAGCAGCTGAAGAACTTCGACCCGCCGGAGGAGTCCTACGAACGCGAGTTCAACGCTACGGTCGGCGATGACGACGACGTCCTGCTCGCAGACAGCGACCCCGAACTCGAAGGAGAGATCGAGGTCTCCCCGACGTCGGGCACGATCCCAACACTCAACAGCCTGACCGAGTCCGGGAACGAAACCACGATCACGGTGCGGTTCCCGTCGGCCGACGCTCGGGACAGCGAGACGTACGTCCGGGTCGTCTTCACGAACAAGGCGTACGCGAACAGCTTCGACGACGACAACACGTCCCCGCCGAACCGGACGTACACCTTCATCGCCAACGACACCCAGTAACCCATGAGCGATGAAATCGACATCCAAGAGCTTGAGGAACAGGACTGGGACGTCAGCGACGACGACCCCCGCGAAGAGATCGAGTACGAGTTTCTGAACGGAAACACGAAGCGGTTCCTCGTCCAGGACCCTGACACGAACAACCTGCTCGACATCGTCGCGGTCGAGCCGGGGGAGGACGGGGATATCGCGGAGAACCTCTACGAGATCGTCAGCGCCGCGGTGGTCGCCCCCGAGATAACGCTGGAGCGGTGGCAGGAGGTGCGCCCCGCAGACCGGATCGGCCTTGCCGACGAGGTGGCTGAGGTCATCGGTCTAAACAAGCTGCTGGGGTTTACCGACGCTGGGCTCGAAGCCCAGCTGGACGACTCACAGTTAGAATCGCTCGAGAGTGGGGCCTCCTGATCGAAGAGGTCGACGCCTGGCCCTGGGAGAAGAAGCTGTTCTACGGCATCTGTCTCGCAGAATCCAACCCGGATCAGAGCGACGCCCGCGAGTTCGACATCGACGACTTCGCCGACATGGACGGAGTTCCGGACAAGTACCGCCCATAGCAAGATCACTTCCACCATGGTTGGCTCGGTGTTTTAACCTAGGAAACGTGACTGTTGGATAACGCGATGCGATCCGAAGGAGATCACAAGTGTCCGGAATGTGGTGAGGTATTCGGGAACCACCAATCCATGAGTAGTCATCATGCTGCTCTCCACGGCGGACCGCCATTCACGAGTGAATGTAGTGCAAAATACTGCAATGTGGAGTACTCAACCCCTCCTTCCCAGGATCAAAAGAATATCAAATACTGTTCACAAGAGTGTCGAGTATCTGGACCATGGCGAGACGAACAGATGATGGAATTACTCTATATATTGAGAGACATGTCCGCTTCTGAGATCGGAGACTATCTTGGTTGCTCAGGGCAGACGGTTTGGCGATGGCTGAAAAAGCACGGTATCGAGACTCGAGGGGTGAATGAGGCGAAGTACACGCGTCTCAGCTCAAAGGATTGGTTGGTGGAAACTTACGTCGAGAAAAATATGACCTCTGGAGAGATAGCAGAGTGGATTGGATGCCCAAGCAGTCTCGTGTGGGAGTGGTGCCAAAAGCATGGCATCGACTGCGAGGAGAACGGATCTTGGCCACGTGGCGAAGATCACCACCTGTACAAGGATGGTGATAACAACTACGGTAAAGGTTGGGATGTGGAGAAAAAAGAACGAGTCAGAGAAAGAGATGGTCGTGAATGCCAGCACTGTGGCCGTGATGAACAAGAGCACATCAAGCTCTTCGGGACGAAACACGTCGTCCACCACATAGACCCAGCCAGATCCGTCGCCGATCCTGAAGAGCGAAACGCGATGAAAAACTTGGTTACACTCTGCCGAGGCGACTGTCATCAAAGCTGGGAGAAAATGGCCCCACTCCGACCCGACACTACCACATTTACTACCACCTAAGTCTGACTCAGTAGCACTGATATTCGGCGAGGATCACTCAATAGGGCGCTCGAAAATAAGTGATACAGTCGTCCCACCTGAATCGATTCTATCGACCAGCTGCCATCCTTCTTTGGCTTGTTGATTGAGTTGTTTTCCGACACTTTCGGCAGACGGTAGAGACTCGATGTCAACAACGCGGTACTCGTATCGACGATCCTGTGGCATAGCCCACAGTTGACCGCAATACAAAATAAAACATACTGACAAAAACGATGTTAGGAGGAGGTGGACACCGGACGATCGCGACAGTCCTCACCGCTCGCGACGATGCGACAAGTAAACTTAACCGCGTTGAGCGCGCCGGCGACGACGTCGCTGAATCGGCGTCCGAGGCAGAGCAACGTATCGAAGGACTGAGTACTGCGTTCGCTGCAACTGGCACAGCGACCGCAGTACTTGGGGGGTCGGTCGCTCTACTCACGCAGCGGTTCAGTCGGTTAGGAAAAACGTTCCAGACGATTCAGACGACATCCGGCGCGACTGCTGAAGAGATGCAACAGATCCGGGGTGCAGCGAAAGACATCAGCTCAACGCTCCCAGTCACGCTTTCTGAATCCGCTCAGGCGATGAGATCACTTTCGTTCGCTGGGCTCAGCGCATCGGAGTCGATCTCTGCAATTCGAGAGACAAGTGAGCTTGCTGTCGCGGCACAGATGCAGACCTCCCAAGCCGCTGATATCGTGGCTCAGTCGATGAACGCGTTCAACCTCGAGGCTGAGCAGGCTGACGCCATCGTCGGCTCGCTCGGGAGCACATTTAGTAACTCGACGACGCGGGTTCGAGAACTAGCACAGGCACTCACCGAAGTTCAGTCAACGGCCGCCTCTGCCGGTCTTTCCGTCGCCGGTACGGTCGGTGCTTTGGGGACGCTGGCCGACAACGGTATCCAAGCCTCGAAGGCAGGAACGTCTCTGAACGCAGTACTCTCCCGTTTGGCTGGGAACAGCAGTCAGACACAGAAAGCCCTCGAAGAGTTGGGGCTCTCGACGAGCGACTTCACGAACGAGGCCGGCGAGCTTCAAGACATCACAACCATCGTCGGAACGTTGTCCGAACGAATGGAAGATGCGTCTCAGGCTGAACAGATCCGGCTCGCCCAACAAATCGGTGGGCGTGAGGGTGCTCGGGCGCTACTCCCACTCATACGACAGACTGACAAACTGGAACAGAAGGTTCGTGACAACCTTCGTGCGGAAATCCAGGGTGCGATTGGCGATCTCGCGGAGATGGGTGATGAGGAACTCGAGACGACGTCACAAGCCCTTGGAATGGAAGTATCTGGGGAAACGAGTACGCAGGAGCTGGTATCAAATCTCCAGGCCTTGGACAGCCAGGGCGAATCGACTGAAGAGATTGTTTCCCGGCTTCAGGTCGGGTTGGGGCTCACTGGTCAGGCTGCTGAAGAACTCGCGACAGAAATCACTGAGACAAACAAATCTGCCGAGGAGATCGCCGACGCAATCGGCGGTGTGATGACGGCGGCGGAACTTGCCGAGGATCAGACAAAAACGCTCTCTGGTCAGATTGAGCAACTCCGATCGTCGTTTCAGGTACTCGGGTACGAAATGTACCAAGGTACCAAACCAGCAGTATCAGCAGTAGTTGGGGGGTTACAAAGCCTGGCAACGCCACTCAGTCAGAATACCGCAGTTGCGCGGGCACTTGGCGTCGGATTGATTGGGTTGACAGGAGCTGCCGCCGTTGCGACCGGCGCCCTTGGAGCTCTTATCGTCAACCTAAAAATCGCACAATTACAGACAAGTGTATTAACTCAACAGACAGCCACGTATAATGCACTAACCCGGGCATCTACTGCAGCCACGCTGGCGAAGAACAAAGCCCTCTGGCTCGCAACAGCGTCGACGGGGCAACTTGCTGCAGCTACGAGGGCGAAGACAGCTGCAATGTGGACGTCGATCACTGGCTTGTATTCCTCAGCGACGGCCGCTCTTGCTGACGCGAGTGCGAAAGGTGTTGCTACAGCAGCGACAGGAGCTCTCGCAACCGGATTCGTAACGCTACAGGCCGCGATGGGGCCTATCGGCTGGCTTTTGTTGGGTATCGCCGGTGCCGCAGTTGCTTTGGCCGCGATCTGGAAAGGAGATCTATTCGGTGCTGGTGAAGAAGCAGGCAACCTACTGGGGTGGTTCGGAGATAAAGCTGGTACGGCTTGGAATGTTACCAAGCAACTGACAGGAATATTATTCGAGCTCGCACGGATCGGCGCGACGATCGCGGGACTCTCACTCATCGCACCGTTCGCCGCGGTGCTGAAGCTCCCGGACCTCATCTCCAGCGTCGGGCCGAAGGTCAAGAAGGCGGCAATGAGCCTCCCGGGGAAGATCGCGGATGGACTCGCGAGTCTCGGTCCCGCGAAGTACGCACTGCCCGTACTGGGGCCGTTGCTGCTCGCGAAGGACATGATCACAGATCCGAGCAAGTGGCTCGACGCCGGGAAGCAGATCCCGGGGATGATCGCGAACGGCATCAAGAGCGCCGCATCGAAGCCCGTCGACGCGGTCACCAACGTGGCGTCGGGGATCCGCGACCGGCTCCCGTTCTCCCCGGCTGAGAAGGGACCGCTCCAGTCGCTCGGAGAAACCGGGCCGGGACTGATCCAGACGATCGCCGGCGGCGTCGAGTCGGAGGCACCGACGCTCGTCTCATCGATCAGCAACGTGCTGGGGCAGACCCCGCTGGGACAGGCGGCCGGAGCCGCGGGCGGCCTTCTCGGGAAGACACCGCTCGGGCAGGCCGCCGGCGCGGCCGCTGACGCGATCGGTGGCTCCGGTGAAGGCGGTGATTCTGGTGGTCCGGGCGGTGGGTCGGGAGAGGGGATGCCGCGGCTCGAGATCACGATCAACCAAGACATCGACGTCGACGGCGGTGACGCAACCGAGGCAGACGTCGCCACGGCCGCGAGTGATGGCGCATCGGAGGCGATCAGCGGTGACGCGCTCGACGCGTTCTTCCAGCAGCTCGCTCGGGAGGTGAACAACTAACCATGTCAGACGTCGTGACGATCGGCGATATAGTGCTCTCGGGCGTGACGAGTATCGACGACTCGGGAGCTTGGAACGCGCCGGAGAAACGCACAGAACAGGGCTTCCAGTACAGCACCTACGTCCGGCAGGAACCAGTCGAGGTCTCCCTCGAGGCGTGGGTTCCCGTCGACGAGTATCGCTCCCTGCAGTCGCTACGGGAGAGCGGGGAGCCGTTCCCGGCGTCGGTCGGTCAGATCTCTATCTCGAGAGCGAAGCTGGAGTCGCTGAACACAAAGAACGAGGCGAAGCGCGACTCCCACTACCAGGTCTCGATCACGATCAAACAGATCACAGAAGCGGAGATCGAGACAACGGAGATCTCGATCGAGACCGAGTCCGGAGCGATGGGGAGCTCGGCAGCAGACACGGAGCCGTCCCTGGGCCAACCGGAAGACAACGATGGCGGCCAGGTAGAAGACGAATCCGGCGGCATCGTGGATTCGCTGTCTGGCTTTCGTGAGTCTCTCTCGGGGGTGCTCTAATGGAGGAAATCCCGATCCCCGCCCGTCGCGCCCGGGACAAGCGCCCGATCCATCTTGAGTTCATCCCGCAGTCGTTCCCCGGGCAGCGGTTCGCGCTCCGGATGGACTGGAACGCCGTCCAGGAGGAGTGGACGGTCGAGATAGAGCACCTCCGGCGCGAGTTCACCATCACGAAGAGCATCGCGACGCCCTACCGGCCGTACTCCTACCTACCGTATCTGGTGTTCATCTTCGCTGATCCATCGGGTGAGGAGACGGCTGTGACACCGTCGAACCTCGGAGAAGAGATGAAGTTCTGGGTACTCCCCGGGCCGTCCGGCCGCCAACCAGAGGAGGACTGACCGATGACCGTCTGGCAACAGCACCGGAGTGTCGACGCCGGGGAGGTCTCGCTCGACGGCCTCGACCTGGACATTCGCGTCAACAAACCGAAGGACGATCCGCTCGAGTTCGAGGTGACGACGTGGAACCTGACGTCGGATACCTGGGGCCGTATCGAAGATGGCGACCTCTGCCGAATCGAACTCGGCTGGGCGGACGGCAACATCGAAACGGTGTGCCTCGGGAAGATCGACACGAGAAAACGTTCGGCGGGGACGTCGGATATCGAGTACACGCTTGGCGGCGTCGACGAGACCGAGGCCGCGACGAAGGTCAGCCCCGACAGCTCCTGGTCGCAGAAGACGTGGGTCGATAAGCGTCCCGACCAGATCGTCGAGGCGCTCGCAAGCGAGATCGGGCTCTCGGCGCAGACGGAGTCCGCCGGCGACCCGATCAAAGGGTCGTGGTCGGTCACGCCAGACAAAACGGTGACCGGCTGGCTGGATGACCTCGTCCAAATCGCCGCGGAGAACACGGGCGTCGAGTGGGAGTGGTTCGCGGTTCGCGGCCAGATCTTCTTTCTCCCACGCTCGGAGGAGGCCCAGGAGGCTCCCCAGCTGAGTTACGAAGGGATGTTGGTCTCGATCGGCGAGAAGTCGGACACGAACGACGACGTCGAGGGGCAGCTCGAGTTCGAAGCGATGTGCGAGCCTCGCATCTCGAAAGGGGCTGCTGTCTACGTCGAGACGGAAGACTACAGCGGGCCGTACCGCGTGAGCGACTACGAGTTCCGCTCCTCAACGCAGTCCGGCGACCATCTCGTCCGTGGGACGCTGACGCCGGTCGAGGCGGACTATTCTATCGAGAGCTGATCATGAACGCCTGGGATCAATCGACGAGACCGTGTCCGAGTACCGACTGCGACGGGACGGCCGTCGCGAAGACCAACCAGTGGGGGGAGATCACCCACTACGAGTGCCGCGAGTGTGCTCAGGAAATCGATGCGGGAGATGGCCGATGACGGGGAACGTCGATACGTTCAAGCAGGCCGTCCGCTCGGAGATCCGGGGCATCTACACCATCACCTTCGTCCGCATCGAGGAGATCGACGAGGAGACGCGCCGGGCGGTCGTCTCACTGAAGAGCGACTCGGACATCCTCATCGACAACGTCCCCGTCGCGTCGCCGTTTGCACGCGACGGCGCCGGGATGATCACGCCGGTCGAGAGCGGTGACGAGGGCCTGGTGATGCACGCCCAAGAGCCCCTCGCGAAGCAGATCCAGCAGCGCGGCGAACAACCTTCCGAGAGTGACCGGCGGTTCCAGCTCGAGGACGCCGTGCTGCTGCCGTTGCTCTGGCTCGACGAGGACACCATCCCGGAACACGGGGCGAACGAGTTCGTGGTCGATCTCGGCGAGGGTGCGCCAACGATGCGACTGAACGGGGAAACTGGTGGCTTCCAGCTCGTCGACGGGAGCGGTCACGGGATCGTCTCCGACGGCGAGGGGAACTTCACTTGGCACGCTCAGTCGGTCGACGTCAAGGAGGGGCCGATCAACTGATGTCTCCCGACCGCTACATCGACATCGGGTTTGGGTTTTTCCAGGGCGGCTTCGTTATCGCAGTCCTGACCGGCGCGAGCCGCCTCGCCATCAGCCTTCTCGCCCTCGCCACGGTAATCGGCGTCATCGGAATCCGTCGAGGAGGGTCTGGTTCATGACCGTCCCTGCAGTAATCGGCGCTCCGACCGAGGCCAACGGCCACCCGTCGGCGTGTTCCGAGCCGGCGACGGGAAGCGTCGAGTCGACAGATGACGCACCACTCTCGATCGAGGGTGCCGATGTCGCGACGCACGCGGCCGCGGTGATGCACTTCCCGTCGCACGGCCACGCAACGGATCCGATGGGGAACTGCATCGACTACCAAACCCACGACCTGACGCCCGACCAGGACCACCTCCTGACGGTCAACGGAGAGCCGGTGATGTGCGTCGACGACTCGACGACAGATCCTGGGTCTGGCGGGACGGCAACGATCACCGACCACGGTGGGAACGAGATACTGACGGTGACCGAATCGTGATAGACCGATGAAATACAATCGTACACTCGCGCTCGAGGAGGACGGCAGCTACCGCGTCGAGAACGGAGAGCTCGTCTGGATCGACGGCGCGGCAGCTGTCGAACAGGAACTGAAGACGACGCTCGCGACCGTCCGCGGTGAGGATCCGTTCGACGAGGACCACGGTCTCCGTGTGTTCGAGGCGGCTGGCTCGGCACCGCCGATCCTCGAGCGAGAGATCCGGGATGCGCTCCTGGAGGACGATCGCGTCGAGGCGGTTGATGAGATCGTGATCACGGATCCGGACGCAAACCGTCGGGTTGACGTCGCGATTTCGGTGACGCTCGTTGACGGCACGGGACTCGACTTCGAGACGGAGGTCACAGTCTAAACCATGAGCAACAACTACGGTATCCAGGACGACGGCTCGTTCCGTCGCAAGCACATCGACGATATCCGAGGGGACCAGAAGCAGCACTTTAAAAACGAGGTTGGAGAAGACATCGAACTCCGCCAGGCGTCTCCCCAGATGCAGGCGCTCGACATGAACGCCCTCGAGCTGGCGCGGCTGTGGGAGGTCGCCGAGTCGATTTACTACGCCTCCTACTACGAGGACAGTTTCGGGGAGCAACTCGATAAGCAGCTCGCGCTGGCGGGCTTCTCACGGATCCCGGCACGGAGTGCGACCGGCGAGGTCGTGTTTTTGAGAGACTCGCCAGCACCGGAGGACATCACCATCCCCTCGGGGACTATGGTGACGACGCAGCGAACGGAAACGAAACCACGGATCCCGTTCGAGACGACTGAAGGAGTCGTCCTCAGCGCGGGGAACTCCGAAGCCACCGCGCCGATCGAGGCGCTCAAACCCTGGCAGACAGAGCTCGATGAGGAGTGGCTCGGTGCCGAGACGAACGTCGCAGCGCACACGATCGAGCGCTTCGAAGACCTGGTCGCCGACGTCGACGACGTCACGAACCCCAATCCCACGGGCGACGAGTCGCTCGGCTATGTCGAGGGGAGGGATCGCGAGACTGATGCTGAGTTCAAACTGCGGTATCAGAACAGCCTCGCTGATGGCGGGGCAGCGACGCTCCGCGCCGTCCGGTCGGGCGTGTTCAACGCTGACGACGAGATCAAGTCCGTCGGTGTCGACGAGGTCCGCGACCCGGACCAGGGGTACGGCGTCCAGGTGACGGTGCTGGCACCCGACGTTTCCGACGAAGTCGTCGCCCAGGCGATCGTTGACTCACGGGCTGGCGGCCTCGAATCGTTCGGCTCTGAGTCTGGCATCGGGACGCTCGAGGACGGGACAGAGAAGACAGAGTCCTTCAACCGAGCCGATGAGGTGACGATCCTGCTCGTCGCCGATCTGACGACGTCCGATACGTTCCCGTCGGATGGCTCGACTCAGATCACTGACCGGATCATCCGTTACATCGGTGGCACGGCGTCGGATAACATCGGCTACCCCGGCCTCGAAATCGGTGAGGACGTCATCTACGACCAGCTGTTCCGGCGCGTGATGGAAACCCAGGGGACAGTCATGGCCGACCTCTGGATCGGAACCGACGATCCCGACACGGCCCAGACGACCGATGCCGACGATGCCACTGTGTCGGATTCGTCGGCCCGTGGTGTTCGATTCGAGGCCACGGCGGATGCCGATGACGTGCTGGTCGAGGCCCGGCTGTCAGCCAACGTCGCAGATGCAACCCAAGCACGACTGCTCGACAGTAACGGAAACGTTCTGACCAGTACGGACATCTCCGATGTCGCTGCCGGTGAGTGGTTCCGGTTCGACGGCGTCCTCTCGTGGACCTCCGGTGAGGCGTTCGACATCGCTGTCGACGCTGAGGGGGCCAGCTACACGATCGGGCAGGACGCTGACCCGACGTATCCGTACGATGGAGCGGCCGCTGGCGTCGACATCACCCAACGGTACCGGGGGGATCTGGATCCAGATGGGTCCCCTCAGGCCACGCGCCCGAACGTCGACGGTGTCCGGCTCAACCAGGTCGGTGAGAGTAACATTTCAATCACAGACACCCAGGCCGCGATGACCGGGATATCGGAGGTAACGGTCAATGTTGAATGAGCAACCCGCCCGTGAGCGCCTGGAAGCGTCGCTGAAGACGCCGTATCCTGCAGACGGTGAGATCTGGTCCGCCCTCATCACCGCGTTCGCCAACGAGTACGACGAACTCGAACAGGTGTTCGCGGACATCCTGGCGGCGAAGTTCGTGACCTCAGCAACCGGCGAGCAGCTCGACCGGCTGGCGACGATCTTCGACCTCGAGCGCCGGACAGACGAACCCGACTCGGTGTTCAGGATTCGCGCCCAGACGGCGCTGCGGTCACAGCTCTCCAGCGGGACGATCGACGAGATCCGCGAGACGATTGCGGTGCTCTTGGACGCAGAGATCGACGACGTCGTCGTAGACGAACCAACCGATATCGAGCCAGCGCGGGTTGACATCGGCGTCTGGGAAGAGCAGTTGAACGATCGTAACTTGACGACGGATGAGTTCTTCCAGGAGGCTGAACCGCTCACCGCAGCCGGCGTCGACGTCCAGGGCTACGCCCGCGGGACGTTCGAGTACGCGGCTGCTGGTGATGATCCGACGGACGCCGATCGCGGATACGGGACGCTCACTGACGATAGTGTCGGCGGGACGTACGGCTCGCTGCTGAAGTGACACCAGATTACTGAGACATGGATAGACAATCACGCATTTGGGGAGACAGTGGTACAGAACCCGCTGCCGGCGAGGAGACGTACGCCGGCGGTGAGAAACCCATCGCCGAGCACGACAACTGGGCGATGTGGGCAATCACGAAGGATATCGATACGCTCGCGTCGATCGTTGGGACGCTCGAAGGCGTCTCGTCGGTAACGGAGCTCCGATACGAGACGCTCGCCGACCGACCGGCGGCTGGGACGCCCGGGCGCGTCTCGTTCGCATACGACGAGCAGATCGTCGCCGTCGACGACGGGAACCAGTGGATCGACCTGGGCGTCAAGTCCCACGATGATCTCGCCGACATCGCAAGCGACGATCATCACGCGCGGTACACCGACGCCGAGGCCCAGAGCGCTGTCGTAGGATCCGTCGATGCGGCATCTCTCACTGGCTCCTCTGGATCCAGTGGGCAGGTCCTCGAAACCGACGGGGATGCCCTCTCGTGGAGCGACATCAGCACGCGGACCGACGAAGAGATCGAGGACGTCGTCGCCTCGCTCGTACAGGCAGGCGATAAACTCTCGTGGACGTACGATGGCCAGAACGGAACGCTGACCGTCGACACGAGTGCGCTCAACGACGAAGAAGTCGAAGATAAGGTCTCCACACTCGTCAACGCCGGCACCGGTGTAAGCGTCACCTACGACGACCAGAACGGCGCGCTGACGGTCGAAGTGCCGGAAGGCGCGATTAGTAGCACCGAACTGAACTTTGACCCCGCGACCAGCGGCGGTGTCGATGCGGTCGATACGGCACTGTCCGACCACAAGGGAGACGAGACGAATCCCCACAACGTCAACGACGATCAGACCGGGGCTGCAGATGCACGAACCGACCTTCGGTTCGCGCTGTACCCCGAGGAAGTCGATGCGTCGACGCGAGACACCTACTACCAGAACTTCTCGAAGTTCGCGAACTCCGCAGCGATGACCAGCATCGCCGCCTCGTCGGTCGTGATGGACGAGGTCAGCGAGTCCAACACGGCGATGGACGCGGCCAGCGCATCCGATACCGCGATGGACGCGGTGTCGACGTCCCCCACGGCGATGGACGCGGTGTCGACGTCTATCATGGCCCGAACTGCAATACTTCACTCATCGCACGTTCGAGGCAGCGTCTGGACGGAGACAATTGGTGCTGAGAAGCTCTGGGAAGCAGGAGAACCGACACCACCGGCGTCATATCTCGGCGGAGAGGACATCGATGCCGAGATGATCCAGGACCGGAGCGAAAGTGCGTACCAACTCCGCGTCGAGCTCTACAATTCGACCAGTGGTGGTCTGTACACCTACGACCTCGCGATCGACTGGGACGAGGCGTCGACGCTCAGGATCTACACGGCTGCGGATAACATAAGTGCGAGCGGATATATGACGGTTCAAATCGGCGGAAGTGAAGTCTTTAGCACCAACTCTAACCACGGATGGACCGAAAGATCGATCGACGCCTCAGGCTACAGCGGTGAGCAGGATCTGCAAATGGGGTTCTGGCTCGATTCAGCGACTGGAATAACTCGAACAACCGAATTCGCGGAAATTCAGCTGGAGTGACTCATGATCAGTGCAATCTTCAAATCCGACAGCAGCGGTACCGACCGAATGGTTGGCTACGCTCGAGGCGAGTATTCAAGCAGCGACAGCCAGGAGAAGATCGTAGAAACGACCGAAGACGACCTGGCCGAGGTCTTCGACGCGACATCAGTCGACACTCTCGACGGCATCGACGAGTCGATCAGTGCCGCGGTCGATGGCCCCCTCACGTACCATGACTTTCTCGTGCTTGATGACGGGGAGATATCCTTCGACGCCGAGTATGTTCGCGAGAATCAAGAGTGATCTCATCGAGGTCGAGAGTGATCTCCCAGTATTTGGTTCCGGTGTTGCTGTTCCCCGGAGAATTGAATGTCAGTGAGCTATGCGTGCTCCCTGGTGTATCTCCGGTGTCCTCGTACAGCTCGGCGTTCGAGCCCAACCACTCGTGTGGTGGCGACGGGAACCCTGTAGACCACATCTTTTCCGTCGGCATCTGTGACTCCCAGATCTCGTCGACGACGTACGCACTCGCGAGAAGAGTGGTCCGCGCGAGGATGGGTGCCGACACCGTGTCCATCGCGACCTGCGTACTCACGACCTTATCGAGCGCGATATCTTCCGAGGCGATCACCGCATCCATCGCGACGTCGGATGCGCTGACCGTATCCACGATGACCTGGGAGACATCTCTTTTCGAGAGGTAGAGGCGCTGAAACAACAGTTCGAGAAATCCATGTACGAGTACAAAGCTCACTGCGTGAACGTCATCGACGGCGACACGATCGACGTGGTCGTCGATCTCGGGTTCCATATCCAGCGGGAGATCCGGCTCCGACTGCAGGGTGTGGACACCCACGAGACGTACGGCGTCAGTCACGATTCCGAGGAGTATCGCCGCGGGGAGCGCGAAACAGCGTACGTCCAGGACTGGCTCCCCAGCATCGATGGAGAGACGGCCGACGGCGCAGGGGGGGAGTGGCCGATCACCGTCCGCACCGAGAAGAAGGGGAAGTACGGTCGCTACCTCGCAGAGGTCGAGCGCCGACACGACGGCGCCGTGTTGAACGAGGGCCTCCGCGAGACGTTCGACGGCGTCGACACGACGGAGGGGGAGAGCTGA